ACTAGTAGTGCTTCTTTCAACTTATCCTTCACCCCAATAGTAGATAGGGGCAAAGTAAATTCCTTAACTTTATCCATCGGCAAATGTAGCCGCATTAAAATTGTTTCACCAACCTCAGGGTCAGAATCTAGTAACCTCTTAACGATATACAAATCGTGCTCGTATATACATATAGGTTCAGCTTCCTCTGTTTCCTTAGACATGTAGTAGATACCACCGTTCTTCCCACGGAAATATGGGTGTGGATATGCAGGTATTTTATATACCTTAGTAGATATATCTTCTTTCTCTTCTGGCTCTTGTGGTATGTCTTTAACTTCTACTTCTATTTCTGCTTCTGGGTCTTCGGGCCTTATTACTTCTCTACCTAATACAATAGGAGAACCAATACGACCTTTCCATTTACAGCCATCACAACCTCCGGGGTTTGTGTTCTCGATCGTACTGCAACGCTGAGGAAACTTTGTATGGCTTGCTTTGCGTTCCGTATCCTCATAGTCATACCCTTCATACTTATCTGATATCTTATGTATAGCAGTATCCCTGTCCGAGCATTGCTGTGCTATAGACAAAGCGTTAAACCACATAGGCTCAGAGACATCATTCTGGTTTTGGTACTGAAATAGCAACTGCGCACATCCATCACCACTAGCACTGCGCTTCATAATCTTACTGAACTTAGCTAGTGTGTTGTCCATCATAGCTTGCTGTAGTGCACTAAATGCTTTGCGGGGTTTAGGCGTTAAGTCCTCTTCTTTAACCCCTAGTATAGATTTAAATGTATCGTACTCAACATCTTTCCCATCACTTATTAGTTCTACTGGCTTAGGTGGATTATCTTTAAAGTTAAATGTGCCGGGCACTCTAAGTACCCTAGCCGCTTCAAATACACTTGGGTCAACATAAAGATCATGTGTAACTGCTAATTGATTTAGGCGTTTAGCTACCGGCTCCCACTGTTCCTTTGTTACGGACTCAGTTAAAGGCCAATATGCGTGTATACCCCTGCCTGAATTAACTAGTAAAGGTTTGGGTAGCCCAACTGTTACACAGAAGCGCTGTAATTCTTTTAGCCCTGTTGCTTGGTCTATATACCCCTCTGGTCTACCTGTCTTTGAATTAACTTCTGCCTTGGTTTCCCCGCAGTCTAAATCAATCCAAAACGCCTTTACATTCTGCACATTATCTTTAGTACGAACTTGTGTGTCCTTGTAGAAGTATTTAGCAACACCAAAATATACATCCCAGTTATTAGCTAAGTACTTTTGTACAAGTGCATCAAATTCAGAACGTGTCTCTACAATCTCTTGACTAGCATATCTTCCACGATTTAACCCTAAGATAACGAACCACCCATCGGCGGCTTGCACTCTATTTAATAGGTCAACATTCGTCATGCGTATCTCTTATAAGAAAAGGGGGATTACTCCCCCCTCACCCTCCGGTGATTATTATTACTTGCGTTTAAAACTATTTATTAGATCTAAGATTTTCTCAACATGCTGCTTATGAGGATTAGTAATACCGGCAAACCAGTTATACACTGTCTGCCTACTAACCCCCATTGTCTCAGCAACTGTTGATGCAGCTATGTCATTACATATACATAACCTACCTAACTTAACTCCAATACGAGATCTACTCGCTTTTTTGTTAAGCCTAACAGTTTTAAATGCGTAGCCGATGCTCATTATTACTTGTCATCCCATTCACTAATAACATCAGCAAAGCTAGTCTTAGGTGCAGGAGGGGTATTATCCGCCTTTTTAGATACGCGCTTTGTTGGTTCTTCCAAGACTTCTTCATCAACTACTGGTTTAGCTTTGGCTTTGGGTACAAACTCTTCGTCGTCATCATCAACCTTTGCTACTGCTTTAGGAAGAGCAGTGACTTTATCTTGCTGGGCCGCAGTAAACCGAACCATGTTATTGCATTCTTCTGTTGCTTGTGCAGCTTCAATAACATCAATCTCTTCATCGTTCAAGTGACGCAACGGTGTAAACTTAAGAACATCTGCTGTTTCATTCTCATCAAATAAAACTTTAGTTACGATGCGGTCGATGCTCTCCTGATTAGCAGGTAGATAGCGCAGGTAGCTTTCAAACGGATGCACATTACCAACACCCTTACCAAACAAGGAAGCGGCAGGTATGTTCATTTGATAGATATCACCACTCATATCACCTTCAAGTATTACTGCAATACGGCGTTGGAATCTACATGCACGACTCTTACCATTAGCGCTAGAGCCATCAATGTTCTGTGGGCAAGTAACGCATGAACTAGCTTGTGGGTTGGAAGCCTTTGCATCAGGTATATCACCTAGGTTAGACCAACAATCTGGCAGGGTGGGTGTACCATCAGGGTCATAAGCGGCGGCATAGTACTGGCGGGATACTTTAGGTAGCGCGTTAACAATGATCACATTAATGAAACCATCTCTAACCTTACCTGCTTCCTTACCATTAACAATCCTACGGAATACACCTTTGTTCATAGTAATACGGCGTGTTGTAGTACCAGCATTAGAGGCCAAAGATTTAGTTAACTCACTGATACCACGCTTAGTTGATACTGACGTTTGCTGCTCGAAAATTGAAACATTACTCATTTCTACTTACTCCTTCTGATTGTTATGGTAAATTTTCTATCTGCTTGTAAACCTATAGGTAATACATCTGGGTTCTCTTCGAGAAACTGTTTAAGGTTTGTTTGGTGCAACCGTTTCTCTAGCAGGGGGAATACATCGTGCTCTGAAATAAAATCGTACATAGCCTCCCAATCAGTTGTCCAGTAACGTGTGTCAACTTTACGCATGATTGTCCCTGCTGCTGTTTTAATACTGTCAGCACCTATCTCATGACATACTTCTAATAGCTTTTCTGATAATACTTGCATCTGTGCTGATAACTCTTTGTCTTTCCCTTCAAACTCCTCCTTCAATTTACTTCTTTCATCCCTAATCTTTATGTATACTTCAACTGCTTTCTCTGTGGATATTTGTTCATCACCCATTCTTAATCTCCTTAATGAGTCATTACTATACCACATCTTTTGACAGTGTCAAAGAGTATTTTCTAATTCTTGGCGATAAAGATCAATTATTTTTGTATGTGTACTTATATTGTTTTGCAACATACTATATAGTTTAGACTCTACTTCACTGCCTCTTATGTGTACTACAGTCATAGGATTGTTTTGGCCCGGACGGTTAATACGCGCATTTGCTTGCAGGTAAGTTTCCACGCTAGTTACAGGTGAATACCAGATGATTACGTTAGCGGCTGTTAGGGTTAGTCCATGTGATGCAGCTTGTGGTTGTATCACTAATACCTTTACAGTATCTTCATCTTGGAATCTCTTGATAATTTCGTAACGCTTGTTGACAGATACTTGACCGTTAATAACTTCTGACGTAATACCGTTCTTGGTTAAGTAGTCATGTAGCAACTGTATAGTATGAGTAAATGGCACAAACACAAGAACCTTATGCGATGCTTCTTCAATAACTTCCTTAATGACTTGTAGTCTATTAGATACATTAAACTCAATAACTTCTTTAGTATCCGTATAGACCGCACCGCCTGATATCTGTAACAGCTTATTAATATTAGTAGCCGCATTGACAGATGTTATTTGCTCACCCGCCGCAGTCATAGCCATTTGATCTTTTAAAATTTTGTAATAAAGCTTTTGTTGCGGGGTTAGTGGCGCATCACGTTCTACAAATGTTAATGGTGGTAAGTCTAAGCATTGATCTTTCTCAAACCGTATAGCAGGTTGTAGCGCTTTATGTACCATTGCTTGCGCGTTGGGTTTAGCTACCCATCTAAAAGTACTAACCTTGTACATTACTTGATCACGGAAATGACCATAGAACTTAGGTACGTTGTTAGGGTTAATCAATCTAGCTAAACCAAACGCATCTGTCGGTGCTTGTGCGGCAGGGGTACCAGTTAGCATCCACATGCCCTTAACCTTTGCTGAGATATCTCTAAGTGTTTTCCACCGTGTAGTCTGTACGTTCTTATATGCACTTGCTTCGTCTACTACAATAAGATCAAACCCACCGTTAAGTATTTCATTCTTTACTATCTCAACACCATCAAAGTTTATGATTAGGAACTCAGCGCCTTGGGCAATGATCTT